AAAGATTATCAATCATTTATAGAATATAATATTACAGATGTTGAACTTGTTGATAGACTTGAAGATAAACTAAAACTAATTGAACTTCTTATTACTATGGCATATGATTGTAAAGTAAATTATAGTGATATGTTAGGTTCAGTAAAATATTGGGATATACTCATTTATAATTATTTGCGTAAGAAAAATATTATTGTTCCACAAAAAAGAAAACATTCAGCAAAGGCAGAAAGATATGAAGGTGCATATGTTAAAGACCCACAAGTCGGTATGCATAATTGGGTTGTTAGTTTAGATTTAAATTCACTATATCCACATTTGATTATGCAATACAATATATCTCCAGAAACTTTAATTAAACAAGTTAAAAATGTTGATGTAGATAAATTATTAAATCAAAAAATAGATACATCTTTTCTTCCAAAGGATACTACGATTACACCGAATGGTGCAATATTCAGAACTGATAAGAAAGGATTTTTTCCAGAACTAATGGAAAAGATTTATAATGATAGAGTTATCTATAAAAGAAAAGCATTAAAATCTAGTCAACTTTATGAAGATACAAAAGATAAAAAACATCTTAATGATATGTCTCGTTATCATACAAAACAATTAGCACAGAAAATTTCTTTAAATAGTGCTTATGGTGCTATTGGAAATGAATGGTTTCGTTATTATGATATTCGAAACGCAGAAGCTATTACAACTTCTGGACAACTTGCAATTCGTTGGATTGAAAAAGAGGTGAATAACTATCTTAATAAATTATTTGATACAAAAGAAAAAGATTATATTATTGCATCAGATACAGATAGTATCTATGTTACATTTGATGAACTTGTTTCGCATGTATTTAAAGATGATGTATCTCCTACAAAGATTATTAATTTTCTTGATAAAGTTATTAAAGAAAAAATCGAACCATTTATTGATGAATCATATGGTAAACTAGCAAAATATTTACATGCATATGAACAAAAGATGGTAATGAAACGAGAAGTTATTGCAGATAAAGGAATATGGACTGCAAAGAAAAGATATATTTTAAATGTATGGGATAGTGAAGGTGTTAGATATAAAGAACCACATTTAAAAATAATGGGAATTGAAGCAGTAAAATCTTCAACACCTGCTTCGTGTAGAAAGAAGATTAAAGAAGCACTTAAATTGATTATGAGTGGTAATGAAAAAGAATTAAATCAATTTATACAAGAGTTTCGTAAAGAGTTTTTACAATTACCACCAGAAGATATTGCGTATCCACGTTCAGTAAATGGTGTGAATAAATTTATGGATTCAAATGCGTTATATAAGAAAGGAACACCGATACATGTTAAGGGTGCTATATTATACAATTATTTGTTAAAGAAAAATAAATTGATAAACAAGTATCCTATAATTCAAGATGGAGATAAAATAAAGTTTTTTCCATTAAGACAACCAAACATATATCAATCAAATGTGATGTCTTTTATTACGAAGATGCCAAAAGAATTTAATGTTAATGATATTATAGATTATGATACACAATTTGATAAGGCATTCATAGAACCACTTAACTTGATTATTGAAAGGATTGGGTGGAAAGTTGATAAGAGTTATGGAACACAATTATCTTTGGAGGATTTTTTTGGATGATATTAAATAGAGAAGACGCAATTCATGCTGCTAATATTTTTGTTTCTTATTATAAGGATTTTGGTCGTATAGATGATTATTTAAGACAAGTTAAACTTGAAAGAATGGCGAAATATCCAACTGCATTGCCAGGCATGGGGCCAGAAGATGAATTCTTTTGTGATTTTGATATGCACCCACAAGATATGGAGTTTTCTCTTTATGAGCCTAAGACATCCGACTTTGTTAACTATCTTGAAATCACAACATCTCACGCAGTAGAATCATCTATTACTGGTAAAAAACATTTGTGGATTGTGAAAGAAAAAAATACAAATAAGATTGTTGGATTCATTCGTTTTGGTTCTCCGACCATTAATTCAAAACCAAGAAATAATTTTTTAGGAAACCCATTAGATACATCAAATATGGATGTGATGAAAAGATTTAATAAGTCTTGTATTATGGGATTTATTATTGTTCCAACACAACCATTTGGATTTAATTATCTCGGTGGAAAATTACTTGCTGGGATTTGTTGTTCTCATTTAGCGAGAGAAACATTGAATAAAAAATATGATGCAAATATTTGTATGTTTGAAACAACATCACTTTATGGTACTGCGAAAACTACTTCAATGTATGATGGTATGAAACCTATGTTGAAATTTACTGGATTAACTGAATCTGATTTTTTACCAATGATTAATGATGATAATTTTCATAAACTAAATGATTGGTTTAAAGATAGGAATAATGGAGATAGATTAGTTCCAGATTATTCTAAATCTGGAGTGCCGACATCATCTCGTAAATTAAAAACACATACAAAAATGATATCTATTACTAAAGCATCTTTAAAAGAAATTGATATAAAATTATATGATAAGTTTTGTGAAGTAATGAAGGAAGCAAAAAATCTTACTCAACGAAAAAGACAATATATGTGTACATATGGATTTGATAATGTTAAAGAATATTTTAATTTTGAAACAGATACATTAACAAAGAGAAACAATTACGATAGATTTGAATTTGACAATATAGTTGAATGGTGGAGAAAGAAAGCTATCAATCGTTATGAGAATTTACAAAAAGATGGTAGATTAAGAACTGAACTTGAAACTTGGAATCAAAAAAGCGATATAGATATTATAAGATAATGATACTTGACAAACTGTAAAAATCAGGTATTATATATTAACAATAAAATGGAGATACAAAATGTATAAGAAAGGAGACGTTGTAACAGTTATGTTCCTAAATGGTATGGAACTGATTGGTACTTTAATTGACGAAGACGAAGAAGTATGGATTGTGATGGATAGACCTATGTTGTGTCAAGCAACTAAAAATGGTGTTTCATTTACCCCAGCGATTACTTTAACAGGAGAAGTTGTTGATGGTGAATTGAAAGTTTCAAAACGTGGTGTTATGTATGTTATAAAAACATTGGAAGAAATTTCAGTTGCATACAAAAAAAGATTAAGTAATCTTGAATCAATAATTACACCAGAAGAAGCAAGGATTATTTCGTAATGGTTATGACAAATTTTGAAAAAGTAAAAACATTTATGAAATCATTTGGACAAGAGGTAAAGGATAAACCTGCTGTTCCACCTGAAGACATTGTACAATTAAGACTTAATTTGATAAATGAAGAATTTATTGAATTGGTTAATGCGACAGATGACAGTACAAAAGAAGAAAAGAAATTAATTGATGTTGCAGATGCACTTGCAGATTTACTTTATGTTGTTTATGGTGCTGGACATGCATTTGGGTTAGACCTTGATAAGTGTTTTGAAGAAGTACATGAAAGCAATATGTCTAAATTAGATAACAACGGGAAACCTATATATCGTTTAGATGGAAAAGTTTTGAAATCTGATACATATAGACCACCAAATTTAAAAAAAGTTCTGTTTACAGAAGGAGAATAATATGAGTACACATGATGCAATAGTAGAACAATTTAGTGTTTACATGGAAGCACAAGAAAAGTTCGAACAAAAAGGTGTAAAAGCTTCCGCTGCTAAAGCAAGAAAAGCTTTAACAACTATGACTAAACTTGCAAAGGTAAGAAGGTCAGAAATACAAGATAAAAAAAATAGCTTGTAAGGAAAGATATAAAATATATGGATTTTTTAAAAAAGATTATTGAAGAAACTGGTAATGAATATGCATCTATCGTTGCAGATGGAGTAACAGCAGGTGATATAGAATCTTTTATTGATACAGGTTCACATTCATTAAATGCATTGTTATCTGGTTCGATTTATAATGGTTTACCATCTAACAAGATTACTGCGATAGCAGGTGAATCAGCAACGGGTAAAACATTTTTTGTATTAGGAATGGTAAAACATTTTCTTGATGCAAACCCGAATGGTGGTGTTTTATATTTTGAATCTGAATCTGCACTTACAAAATCAATGATAGAAGATAGAGGTATTGATTCAAGTAGAATGGTAATTGTACCAGTAACAACAGTTCAAGAATTTAGAACACAATCAATTAAGATTCTTGATTCGTATCTTGAACAACCAGTAGAAAAAAGACAACCATTGTTTTGTGCATTAGATTCACTTGGTATGTTATCAACAACAAAAGAAATCGAAGATACAACTGAGGGAAAAGAAACAAGAGATATGACACGAGCACAAATTATAAAAGCTGCGTTTCGTGTTTTAACTTTAAAACTTGGTCGTGCAAAAGTTCCATTGGTTATTACCAATCATACATATGACGTTGTTGGTTCATATGTACCTATGAAAGAGATGGGTGGTGGTAGTGGTTTGAAATATGCTGCTTCAACTATCATTTATCTTTCAAAGAAAAAAGAGAAAGATGGAAAAGAAGTCGTAGGAAATATTGTAAAATGTAAAATCCAAAAGTCAAGGATTACAAAAGAAAATTCATCAGTTGATGTTAGAATAAGTTATGGTAAAGGACTTGATAAATACTACGGTTTGTTAGACCTTGCAGTTAAATATGATATCTTTAAACAAGTTTCTACAAGAATAGAATTACCAGATGGAACAAAACAATATGGTAAAACTATTTTAGAGAATCCAGAAAAATATTTTACAAAAGATGTTTTAGATAAAATTGATGAAGTATCGAAAAAGGAATTTATGTATGGGGGATAGTATACAAGATATATTAGAAGAATGGGTATTTGAATATCATACTAGTGGAACATCACCAAATGGTGTTCAAATTAATTTCGTGGAAAATGCTGAAATTTTTGATGAAGAACGTCAAGAAGAATATATAGATGAAACTCAACCAATTTATGAAGTAATGATTCATGAAGAATCGGTAAATGCAGATAAAGAATTTCCAGATGATATAGGTGATGAAGAAATGATTACTTATCTTGTAACTTATAATGTGTTGGAAGATTGGTTTGCAGTCGAACCAATTGAATCAGAAGTGTTTCTGTCTGATAGTGAAATAGAAATTTTGATGAATAAAATTCAGGAAAATATACATTAATGAGTCAGACTCCAGAAAACATACATGAATATTTTAAATATGTTACAGACAAAGACCAAGAATGGACTGCTATTGGTTTAACTGAAAAAGCAGGGGAATTTCAAGGTGTTGTTTATAGATATGGAACTATAGTACCACCGAAAGAACCAAGTTCAAAAGCAGACCTTTACAACAACAAAGATGAGGTAACTGATAAACTGCCTTTCAAATTCGAATGGCAAATTTTAGATTCGAATGGGTTGGAAAAAGAAAGATTTAATGATAAATTTTTTACCTTGATAGGTGATATTTTAGTACATATAATATTTAAGGAAGACTTATACAGAGAAAGAGAGCATGATAGAAAGAACAATACTTAAAAATCTAATTTGTAATGAACAATATGTTCGAAAGGTTTTACCTTTCATAAAAAAAGAATATTATACCGATAGACATGAGAAAGTTCTTTTTGAAGAAATTTCAAAGTTTGTTCAACGATATAATAATCTTCCTACTGAAACTTCATTAGAGATAGAGTTACAGAATCGAAAAGATTTGAATGGAGAAGATTATGGAAAAATTGTTGATATACTTAAAAATTTTAATATTGATGATAGTGATACTACCGATAGTGTTGATTTTGATTGGCTTGTCGATACTACAGAAAAGTTTTGTAAAGATAAAGCGATATATAATGCCATCGTAGAAGGAATTAATATTATAGATGGAAAAGATAGAGATAAAAGAACTGCATCAGAACTACCATCTATTCTTTCAGAAGCACTTGCAGTTGATTTTGATAATGCTATAGGACATGATTATCTAAGAGATGCCGAATCTCGATATGATTTTTATAATCGTGTAGAAACTAAAATACCATTTGATTTAGAATATTTTAATAAAATAACAAAAGGTGGATTACCTAATAAGACATTAAATATTGCACTTGCTGGAACGGGTGTTGGTAAATCATTATTCATGTGTCATATGGCTGCGAGTTGTTTAGCTCAAAATAAAAGTGTTTTATATATCACTTTAGAGATGTCAGAAGAAAGGATTGGAGAACGAATAGATGCGAACTTAATGAATGTTACAATGGAAGATTTACATGACTTACCAAAGACGATGTATGAAGATAGGATTTCAAGAATTGCATCAAAGACAAATGGTAAACTGGTAATTAAAGAATATCCTACTGCATCTGCTCATGTAGGACATTTTCGTGCATTGGTAAAAGAACTTGCATTGAAAAAGAGTTTTAAACCAGATATAATCTTTATTGATTATCTCAATATCTGCACAACTGCAAGATTTAAGAATGCTGGTAATATGAATTCCTATAGTTATGTAAAAGCGATTGCTGAGGAACTTCGTGGGTTTGCAGTAGAATTAAACTTACCTATAATGAGTGCAACACAAACAACAAGGGGTGGTTTTGCAAATACGAATATAGATTTGACTGATACTGCCGAGAGTTTTGGATTACCAGCGACTGCTGATTTGATGTTTGCGTTGATATCTTCGGAAGAGTTGGAAGAACTGAATCAAATTCTTGTTAAACAACTTAAAAATAGATACAATGACCACAACTCACATAGAAGATTTATTATTGGAATTGATAGGGCAAAGATGAAACTCTATGATGTAGAACAATCAGCACAGACTGACCTTGTAGATTCTGTTGGACAACAAGAAACCTTTAAACCTGCGATTTCACATGGTAATTACGAAGATTTTAAAGTTTAACTTATATAAATATAAATGTAAATTTATTATATCTTGAATGGAGAAATTGAATGGGTCGTTTACAAAACGCAGTCCAACAACTAAAATCTAAAAATCAACCGATACTCGATAATACTGATAGAGCTCTAGGGTTACTTTCTTTGAATGAAGCTGTAACTACGGCAGCTACTCATGCAGAAATGGCTATTTGTGTTGCATATAATGAAAATCAAGGTTCTGAAAAACCACTAGAAGATGCTGGCATATCAGTAGCTAACTGGAAAAAAGTAGATGAGACAGTAGTAGAAACAGGTAAGAAAATTGCTAAAGAATTAGGTAATACGATGGGTGATGGATTAATTCATTCTGGTGCTGGTCTAACAGGTATTAAAAATTATTATGCATCAGGTAGAGATGTTACACCAAAAGCAGATTTTACATCATCATCAAAACCAATATATGTTTCTTTAAAAAAATCTGGAGATGCAGGTGATGGTGCTCAACTCATGAGTGCAAAGTCTGGTGAAGCAACTGGTGTTTTTGAAGCAGCGGTAAAACATTATCAAGAAAGGGAGAAAGTAGACCTTTCAAAAGATAAAGCTTTTAAAAATGCTATGGATATATTATCAAAGCAAATGGCAGCGACTGCTAGAAATGATATGTATGTAAAAGTTGGTAAAGCAAAGACAGATTTTGGAGAATGGTACACAACACAAAGTTCCAGAAGAAAAGAAGTTGAAAAAATAATGGGCAGTCAAAAGAAAAACATAGTGCCATATTTAAGTTTGGAATTAAGTGCTTTGGGTGCAACTAAAGTGACAAAGGATGTTGAAGATAAGTTAAAAAAATTACTACCAAAAAATAAGGTAAGTTCTTTTAAGTTACCAGATGTAACGAAATTTAATAAATTAAAAGATGAATATGTAGAAGATGATACATATCAAGTTGGTAATGTTAAAGTTAATCCAGAACATTTAAAGACTGTTGCTCCAG